AAGATTTGATGCGAATTTTTATCAAGCAGCAGCTTGTATTGATGGCCGGAAGCGCAATGGGGATGTTCGGCGGTGGCGGTGGAAATTTCGACCGACAGAGTGTCCCTGGTGGAATGGGTGGATATCACAGCGGCGGAATTGCAGGAACAGAGCCAACATTTATTCGGGATGTTCCCAGATTCCACTCCGGCCTTATGCCTGACGAGTTCCCTGCTATCCTGCAAAAAGGAGAGGGTGTTTTCACCAAGGGCCAGATGGCGGCAATGGGCGGCGAAAAGACGGTAAACAACATTACCATAATCAACAAAACCGATGGATCAGTTTCAAAATCCGAAAGGCAGAACGACTCCGGCGGTCTTGATGTTGAGATAATGATCGACGGACTTGTTGCAAAAAAGATGAATCAGTTTGGGTCGGCATCTAACCGGGCGCTCCGGTCGAACACCAACTCAGCTCCGCAGCTGATCAGGAGGTAGGTTATGGCGATACCTGTGTGGCCGACAGATCTCCCTCAATACACTCTGATGCAGGGATATTCCGAATCATATCCGAACAACCTCCTGATGTCGGAAGGTGACACAGGGGTTGGGAAGGTTCGGCGTAAAGGAGCGACTCCGCCATTTGCATTTACGCGGTCTTTTTACCTGTCTAAAGATCAGCGTAATATCTTGGCAAATTTCGTCCAATTTACATTAAAAGACGGTGCGTTGCGGTTTGGATTTGTTCACCCTGTTGACGGGAACTTAATCGAAATGCGAATCATGCCGGTTAGCGCCGATGATCTCTATACAACTTCCAGGGAAGGGAAAGTATTTTTTGTCACCTTAAGAATAAAGGTACTGCCGTGAAAATAAGCCTTGAAGCACTAAAGTCGGTTTATGCACAGGAGACCGGCGATTATCCCATATTTCTGCTAACTTTTTCCCACCGGGACCTCAAAGACGATATCAGAATATCTACAGATCCAACGACTCGTCTTCCCGGCATGACAACCGACGAGATGGTTGTTTACGGAACCGTATCAAACGGCCAGGAATACATATTCTGTGGGATGGAAATATCATGGCCGACAGAAGACGAAGAATCTGCCCCAATGACGCAACTATCCATATCTAACATTGGCCGTGAGTTGGTCGAGATGATCCGTAGCATGCGTTATTCTCCCCGTCTCACTATGACCCTTGTACTTGCCAGCAATACTGACATGGTAGAGGGACGGATAAGTGGGATGGAGTTTTCTGAGGTTGAGATAAACACCATGCTCATTACCGGTACGCTCACAATCAACATGCGGACAAACGAGCCATTTCCTTTTCGCACATTCACTCCATCTACCGCGCCGGGGATCTTTAAAGAATGATATCGACTGATAAATATATTGGCATCCCTTACGAGAGCCATGGACGGGACATGGAAGGCCTTGATTGCTGGGGCCTGGTTTGGATTGTATACCGGGAAGAAATGGGAGTTGAATTGCCCAGCTGGTCGGCTGAATACGATCGAGCATCAAGGGTAAATCTTGCAAAAATAACGGGCAAAAAAAACCTGTTTTATGGATGGAAGGAGGTTGTCATGCCCATCCCTGGTGACGTTGCATTGTTTGACATGAGCGGCCTGTTGCATGTTGGAATATGCCTTGATTACAGGGGGCTGCGCATGATGCATATCATGAGGGGAAGCAACGTCACCATAGAACGTTTAGACTCCGTAATATGGCGGGAAAATCAACCGAGGTGGTACCGCTATGCTTGATGTAGTTGCAAAACTCCATCCCTTCCGTGATCGCAAAGTTGTTGAGCAGATTCCACCAGGGATGACAATTGCAGATATCCTTGACCACCTTGCAAAAAAACATAACGTTAATGGATGGTATACCAAAAACGTTTACGTTGAGCTTGGTGGAAGGCCAATACTACCGAATCATTTTGACACCGTTCGGGTGCGTAAAGATGACAGTCTCGTTGTCCAGTTCCTTGTCCCGGAGGGCGGAGGAGATAGCGGTAAAACTTTCCTCAGAATAATCCTCATGGCTGTTGTCGCCGTGGCTTCAATCTACACAGGTGGTCTTGCCGCGCTTGGAGCCTATGCACCGTATGCAGCTGTCGGCGTGGCGATGGTTGGCGGAATGCTGGTTAACGCCCTGGTTCCTCCAACACCCTTGAGCGATATTGGCCTTGGCCATAAAAGCAGCGCGGAGAGCGACGTATACAGTATCAGCGGGATGCGTAACTATCTGCCTAACTACAAGGCTCTGCCAATAGTGCTTGGACGGGTGAGATACGCGCCGCCGTTCGGGGCAAACCCTTACACCAGGCTTGACGGCAATGACCAGTACCTACACCTTGACTTTGTTTGGGGTGCTGGTGAACTACAGATTGATGATATCCGTATTGGCGAGGCTCCGATAAATGGTTACAACGATCTAGTTATTAAAACCAACACCGGAAAAGATGACGACAAGGAGCTTGACCTTTATCCGAGCGATGTAGACGAACAGAATTTGTCCATAGTTTTAAAAAAAGATGTTGAAAACGTGCAGAGATGCGTATTTGACTCGCAGAGGGTAGACCTTGATTTTGTATTTCCGCGCGGCCTGTTCCGGCTAGACGACAAAGGGGACCGACTGGCATCAACAGTTAGGTTACAAGTCTTGTATCGCAAGGTTGGTACCGCAGATTGGAGCCAAGGCCAGCACATCGAGTATGCCGCGGCAACACAAGTGCCACTCAGGCGCAATCTGCTGGTAATCGACGGTACATTCCCAGGGCAATATGATATAAAGGTTGTGCGTGAGACGCCTGACAAGGTCGAAACAGACAACAAACTCTTTGATGAAATAGTCTGGACAACCATACGTTCCGTAAAATACAAAGATCCTGTAACTTTTGATATTCCCATTGCCGAGACTCAGATGGTTATCAAAGCAACCGACCAACTTAACTCGGTTGTCGACACACTAAACGGTCTTGTTACCTCTGTATGCCTTGATTACGAGGTGTCAACCGGGCGATGGGTCAAGCGCGCCACGAACAACCCAGCATCCCTTTATCGACACGTGTATCAAGGTCACGGGTGTGCAAAGCCGATGTCAGACGCAGAGCTAGATATTCCGGCACTTGAGGAATGGCACGATTTCTGCGAGCGTAACGATTTGAGCTACAACAAAGTCCACGATGCCCAGATGTCAACGCAGCAAGTCATCATGGATATATGCCATGCTGGCAGGGCAACGTTTGTACGCCCTGATGACGTGCACTCCGTTGTCATCGACCAAGCTAACCAGTATGGACCTGTGCAGTTTTTTACCCCGGAAAACTCCCGAAACTTTTCAAGTAAAAAAATATTCCAGCAGGAATTGCACGGATATCGGGTTAATTTTAACAACCGGGAAGCTGATTACGCCGAAGACGAGTTGACTATTTATAACAAGGATTACACCTACCTTAACGCCACCCTGCTCGAGTCGCTGCAGTTTTCTGGAGTAGACAACGTTGCGCAGGTTGCCCACCTGACAAAGTACCACATGGCTACAAGGGAGTACCGTAGCGAGTTATTTACCTGGGACGCTATAGATTGGGAGCATATAGTTTGCTCACGCGGAGATCTTGTTCGTTTGTCGCATCCGACAATCCTTGTCTCAATCGGCACAGGCAGGATCAGGATTGTTGACCACGGAATACGCCAAATAATCCTCGACCAGGAAATTACTTTCGCCGCCGGTGTTGAGTATGGGTTGAGCGTGCGCACCGATCCGACCAGCACATCATACTCTGAGGTTTTTACTATCCCTGTAGTTCCGGCTGCATCCACCACTGACACCTTGACCGTTACAGGCCCGTTGCCTGCCACCATAACGAAAGGAACTCTTTACGGTATCGGCAAAATAGGTTTTGAAGCACTTGATTTGATCGTCACGAGCAAGCGCCCGACTAAAGACATGGGGTGCCGGATAACCGCGCTACAGTACTCTTGGTCACAGATTGAGGCATATATCAACGGTGAGTTTCCCGACGCGCACACGGGGATAACTGCGCAGGTATTTACCCCGCGCGACACTCCGCCTCCGCCGACAATAATTTATGTCAATACCGGGCCATCAGCAGCCGCAAAATTACCCGACGGATCGACCCTGCAAAGAATAATTGCCATGGTGTCTATCCCTAGCGGCTGGAAAGTAGTTGTGGCCACTATCCAGGCGGAGATATCAACTCCGACCGGCTGGCAGCGATCCCCGAGCACCGACCCATCCCAGGCTATTGTTTTTGATGGAGTGCTTCCTGGAACGGTCGAGATAAGGGTACGTTCCGTCTCAGCATCTGGACTGACGAGCGCATGGGTATACCGAACGGTGGATCAGGTCAATGGAACGCCTCCTCCAGACCCAATCCGATCCATGACTGTTTCGTCTAACCTGTTTGTAAACGATCTGGAGTGGGTTTTACCCGTAGATTACCGGGAAACATATCTGATCGAGATATACTGCACGGCGGGGATAAATGACAGGGCCAGTAGCAAACGCGTTGCCAAACTCTCCGGCGGCACCATATGGAGCCATGTTGGGCTTATCCCCG